ATCTTGTGTCCGTCCCACGGTTGGACCTTACTTTGGAGGTTATGCTGGTTGGCCACCCGATTGGGTGTCTCAGGGATTATACCATATCCATCTCGCAAAGAGAGGATTTGGAATCCCTGACAAGGTCATTGTTGAGAAAGCTCTGATTAAGCATCGGAACTTTATCTCTAAGGCCGCCGTTGAGCTTCCAGAAGAAATTCTGGAAGCAGCAGAAACTTTTAGTAGAAAATGGGCAATCCATTTCAGTAGGAAGGGGATCTTAAATAAGGTCCACCTTACTACTGGTTTTGGTGCCTGTACTGAGGTAAGTCGCGAAAAGGGAGGTCGACAGACGTTCTGTAAAGAACTTCTAAAAGACTTCCTAAAACGTGACGATGATAGATTCTTTTTGAAGCCCTGTCAAATCGCATATAATGCTTTTGGTGAGGTTTCATTAAGTAGTGATGCACTCCAGTTGTACGGGGAAGAATCGAATCAAGGTTTTTCGATGCCGATTCATGCCCTTTATAACTGGTCGGGTGACCGAAATCAACTTATCCTACGGGACCTTCTCTTTAATCACTGTTTATTAAACGGTGAAATCGAGATCGCCCCAACGGAGTTGAGGTCGGAAACCCTTTGCTTTGGAGCGTCTGTTTTCCTACTAACATACTGGTCGTCTGATCCAAATTTGGATCCGGCGTCGGTCTGTTGGTCTCGGCAGTCTTATAGGGCTACCGCTGTAGAAGATAGAGGTTGCAAAGCAAGAGTAATCACTGTTGGCTCAGGTGCAAGAGGAACACTTGGTCATCTCTTCAGAACGTATTGTTATGCGATCTTTGAGAATGACCCTGTGTCCATCTTGTCCGAAAGTGACGGTGTGATCGCCGGTCATGTCCAGAGTATTTTCAAGACAGTGTCCGAACGTCACAAGGAATTTGGTGAGAACTGGAGTTTATTATCTCTAGATCTCACTTCCGCTACCGATACTTTCGAAAGAAACCTGTGCCAACGTCTATCATCTGGGGTAATCGAATCAGCTCGGATATTTCCGAGCCTTTATCGACAACTCCATATCCTCGGGCAAGGCATTGCCGAAGAAAGCGTTGTATTGTATCCCGATGGAATAGAGGTAGTTCAACAGCGGGGTATCCTGATGGGAACAGCAGAGTCTTGGGGTATTCTCAATTTATATGAGTCGTTCTGGTGGCATTTAGCCAGAGCGATCATGTTTGAGAACCCAGACTTTGATGATCCCGAGAGTCTTCTTCTTTCAAGTCCAGAATTAAGGAGAGGTCTTTCTCGTATTAACAAGAAAGATTTTTCCTTTAATGACCCCTTTGTGGTTAAGCGTTGTGGTGATGACCAGGTCTCTTATGCGCCAGATTTGGTGCATTTAACCTATCTAAAACTACTTCGCCTTTCCGGGGCCATCCCTTCTATCGGTACGAACTCATTGAGTCGTCGAGTCTGTGTATTCACAGAATCGATTTCCTCAATTAAGGACGACGGTAGAATGGACTGGATTGACATATTGAGAATCATCGGATTGGTCGATGCTAAGGGTTTAACCCGGTTACC